GATGCACAGTCGCCAGACATCCAATTCTTTGCTCACCCCCTCGCAGTCTCTCTCGCCGTGGTACTCGCCATGATGCTTAACGGGCGTGCCGAAGAAGAGGAAGAAGAGCAAATGAGACAACAGCAGATGCCTGCGGGCGCGTTGTCACCCCAAGCCGGTGCGCTGTCACAGCAACAGTTCGCCGCGTAACTTTACAGGAGAAGCTCATGCCCAAAGGCACTTACGGCTCTAAGAAGGGCCGTCCACCCAAGAAGTAAACTAATAAGCTAACAAGGAGAGCACCTTACAATGATTACTACAGCATTTAACTTCGCGGACATGCTGAAGCGCATAGACTGGGTTCGCACGTCGTCCCTGTCGAGCCCCGACAAGCTTGCGATCTTAACCGAGATGGAAGCTGCGTTGCCACCAGATCAATTCTGCGGATCATCGCAGCAATCACTAAGGATCGTTAAGCAGGAGCTAGCCAATGGGCGCACCAAAGAAGCCCCGAAACAAGGTGGCAAAAGAAGAGCTAAAGTATCCAAAGAAAAGCACACCAAGGCAGAATAACTATTTTACAAATCTGATGAAGACGCCAGAAGGCCGCGCGCTAAGAAAGCAGTGGTCAAACAAGCCAAAGCGTAACGCAGGCAGGCCAGTCGGTGTAGTCGATGGCTACACGGCGGCACAGCTAGTGCCTATCAGAGACAAGGCCAGAGCAGAAGCAGACAAGGTGGTCGAAATAATGAGCGAACAATTCGACATAAACGATGAATACAGCAAGGAAGCCTTACGCGCTGCTGTGTCAATCATGCGTGAACCGGCGCAGAACCGCGACAAGCTGACGGCTGCACGGCTTGTCTTAGACTTCACCAGATCAAAGCCAGCGGCCAGCGTAGAGGTCACTGTCGGCAAAGCTGAGAGCTTCCTATCGTCCCTGCTCATCGAGCACGACGGGCCACAGGATGACGAGCAGCTTAAGATCGAAGTAGAAGAGAGCACAGATGACAGCATTAGACCCCAAATTGGTAGCAGTGAGGAAACGCCTGTTAAATGACTTCAGCTTCTACGCGCCCAGCGCACTGAAGATCCGCACCAAGGCGGGTGAGATTGCACCGCTCAAATTGAACAACGCCCAGACCATCCTCAATGATGCTGTCGAGGCACAGCTAGCCAGCGAGGGCAAGGTCAGGATCATCATCCTCAAAGCTCGTCAGCAAGGGTTGTCAACGTATACTGGTGGCTATCTCTACTTCAGCGTCAGCCAACGTAACGCCAGTAAGGCGATGGTGGTCACGCACCACAGTGACTCGACCCGAGCACTCTTTGACATGACCAAGCGATATCACGAGAACTGCCCTGAGATCCTTAAGCCTCACACCAAGTACTCGTCACGCCGCGAACTGAGCTTCGACGTGCTCGACAGTAGCTTTGTGGTTGCTACAGCGGGCGGGGAGAGCATTGGTCGGGGCGAGACGTTGACCCATGTCCACGCATCTGAGCTTGCGTTCTGGCAGAAGAGCACAGCCCTTGAAAACTGGAATGGACTGACGCAAGCGGTGCCCAACACTAACGGCACGGCGATCTTTGTTGAATCGACCGCCAATGGTATCAGTGGCATCTTCTATGACCTTTGGAAGGGGGCCGTGGATGGTACTAACGGGTATGTCCCTGTCTTCATCCCGTGGTTCACCGACCCCGATTATCGTGAGCCCGTCCCCGACAACTTCGAGCGCACCCCCGACGAGATTGACTTAGCCGCCGAGTATGACCTTGATGACGAACAGCTTATGTTTCGCCGCCGCAAAATCGCGCAGAACGGCCTCGATCTTTGGAATCAAGAATATCCGAGCTTCCCAGATCAAGCGTTCCTAACAACTGGGCGTCCAGTGTTTAACCCCGACAAGCTTTTGTCGCGGCTGTCTGAGACCGAAGAGCTTAAGCAACGGCTTGCCCTTGAAGGCGACGACTGGCTGGACAACGCCCGAGGTGAACTATCGATCTACCGGCCACACGTTGACGGCGAACAGTATGTCATAGGAGCCGACGTCAGTATGGGCGTGCGAGGCGGTGACTATAGCTGTGCTCAGATCCTCGACAGCAAGAAACGTCAGGTCGCTGTGTGGCGGTCTCACGTTCACCCAGATTACTTCGCGACGGTGCTGGCTGCGCTCGGGGAGTATTACAATGAAGCTCTGATCATCGTTGAGAACAACAGCCACGGTATCCTGACGTGTACTCGGCTCGGCAAAGACATGGCCTATCCTAACTTCTACACAGAGGTCCAAGTCGATAAGCTGACAGACCGCGAGACCGTGAAGCTGGGTTTCACCACGACCTCCAAGACCAAGCCCCTAATCATCGATCAGCTACGAGCTAGCCACCGAGACGATGAGCTAGAGCTTAATTGTAAGGTCACCATCCGAGAAATGTTGACTTACGTGGCGACGGAGACGGGTGCAATGGAGGCTGAGTCTGGCTGCTTTGATGATTGCGTAATGGCCCTTGCCTTAGCGAACCACGTCCATGAGGGCGCTTGGGACCCGATTGAATCGACTGATAATTACTACATAGAAATGGTATGAAATGAAAACCAAAGATTATAAGAAGCTGGATGACGAAGGCATCGTGGTCATCCTCGACGCCAACATCCGCAGATCAGTCGGTTACTATGACAGCCAGATCAGCCGTGAGCGCAAAAAGGCGGTCGATTACTACAACGCCACGCTTCCAAAGAAAGCCCACGACGGCAACAGCAGCTATGTCAGCATGGACGTCTATGACAGCGTCGAGTCGATGAAAGCTGCGCTGCTTGAGACCTTCGCCAGCGGCAACAAGACTGTGCGCTTTGCCCCACAGAACGCCGACGACGTTAAGATGGCAGAGGTTTGCACAGAATACACCGATTACGTGGCTCACCGGCAGAACGACCTATACTCTGTAATGAGCACCGCTATCCACGACGGCCTCATTGCCCGCTGCGGCATTGTCCGCGTCTATTGGAAAGAGCAGACTGAGAGCCACTTAGAGTATGTCGAGGACCTGACCGAGGACGAGCTTGACGCCGTGCTGGCTCAGGACAACACCGAGATTGAAGAGATCGAGGAGAGCCTCGGTTTTTACAGCGGTGACATTCGCGTGACGCAAGATACATCACAGGTTGTTATCGAAAACGTCGCTCCCGAAGAGTTTCTCATTGAGCCACAAGCACGGGATCTCGATGACGTCCTGTTCTGCGCTCACCGCTCAACTAAGACGATCTCAGAGCTTCGACAGATGGGCTACGACGAGGAACTGATTGACAAGATCGGCGACCATGAAGACACCGAGATGGAGACTGACCCAGAGGTCTTAGCGCGGCACGAGGAAATCGGCAGCGACCGAGGTTTCAACGCCTTCGGATACCAAGATCAGGTAAGATCGGTTACTTGCTACGAATGCTATACAATGCTCGATGTCGAGGGCACCGGCGAAGCTGAACTTTACCGCTTGGTCAAAGCTGGCAATGTCCTGCTTGAGCAGGAGCGCGTGAACCGCAAGCCATTCGTTTGCTTTACCCCGCTGCCAATCCCACACAGCTTCTGGGGCAATAACTTCGCCAGCAAGGTCGTGCCTATCCAGAACGCCAGAACAGTGCTCACACGGTCTATCCTTGACCACGCGATGATCACCAACAACCCGAGATACGTGGTCACTAAGGGCGGTGTTACCAACCCCCGTGAGCTTATCGACGGTCGCGTCGGCGGCATTGTCAATGTTACTAGACCTGACGCTATTGTGCCCATGGCGCAGGCTCCCTTGAACCCGTTTATCTTTAACACCATTCAGATGCTGGACGAGGACAAAGAGGACACCACGGGCGTTAGCCGCCTAAGCCAAGGCACCAACAAAGACGCAGTCAGCAAACAAAACTCAGCCGCTATGGTTGAGCAGCTTGCGACCATGTCTCAACAACGCCAGAAGATCATCGCCCGCAACTTCGCAAACAACTTCCTGCGGCCCTTGTATCAGCTTGTGTACCAACTGTGTGTCGAGAATGAGACCGACGAAAAGGTCGTTGAACTAGCCGGTGACTACGTGCAGATCAGCCCCGCTCAGTGGGCATCCAAGCGCGATGTGACCGTCGAGATGCACCTCGGATACGGCGAACAAGAGCAAGAGGCGCAGAAGTATCTTGCGC